CCGTCGCGTTCTGCACCGGGTTCGTCGAGCTTGCGTTCAGGCTCTCGTCCACCTCCGTCTCGCTGATGGTGATGGCGACGTTGCCGTCCTCGCCTGGCTCCAGCTTCTTGCCGTTTAGTGTCACGCTCTTCACCGTGCCGTCACCGCCAAAGTCCTCCCAGCTTGCCGCCTGCTCCCAGCTCTCTATGTTCGTTCCTTTGAACTGCTTGGTTTCCCATTTGCCCTGTGCCGTCTCGTAGGTGATGCAGCGTCCCTTCGCACGTGCCTTTCCTTCCACGGCTGCTATGGCGGTCTCAAGCGTATAGTATCCGCTCTCCAGCGGAACCTGCTCCGTCACGTTATAGGTGTTGCCACCGCCGCTTCCGCTTATCTCCACCAGGTTCTCTTCCTCGTCGCTCCACACATACACCACGCCACCGCACACATACGCTTTGTCTTTCAGTACTTCCGTGCGCACATCGTTCATGTACATGTCTGCGCCAGGCCAGTTATTGCAGTATATGTTACCATTCTTCCCGCAGAAGGATTTGTTCACCGTGTCATAGTACACACCGTCTATCTGGGGGCATGATACAAGTCGTATCTCCACGCCTTCCACCAGCCCGTCAAACCGCGCTGTCGCGCCGTTCCTTGCAGCCAGTGCCGTGTCCTTGTACTCCGCTTCCACGCTCTCTGCCTTTGCCACAGCGGCGTTGGTCTTCTGGGCTGCATCCGTGGCCTTGCTTGCCGCATCATTGGCGGTTTTGGCCGCAGCCTTCGCTGTTGCTGCTGCCGTATCTGCTTTCTTTGCCGATGCGTCAGCCACAGCAGCGGAAGCCTTGGCGACAGCAGCTGCATCTTCCGCAGGTTTCGACAGCAGTTTCAACGGGGCGCTCACCACCGTCTCGCCTCTCATGGCAGGGAGGCTCACCACACCGTCCAGCGTGCTCACAGCTTCCAGCTCGTCCACACTCTGGCTGTCAGTCTTTATCTGATTCACCACATCCTGGACCAGTTCCTTTTTCTCTTCTTCTGTCATATCATCCGTTGTTTTGATTATTGTTCAACTGTTCTCTAAGCCCGTCGATAAAGCCGGGCACGCACAGACGTTCTGCCACCGTGCCAATAAGGCTTACCTCCTCGTCGGTATATTCGACACTACCCTCGCCATTGTATATCTTCAGGGCGAGTGCGTGAGCCTTGATGCCATTCACGTTGTTGTAAATCATGTCGGCAAAGTTCTCTCTTGCGTCCACCGTATGCGATGCCTTGTGGCTGATGGATGCGTAAATTTTGAAATGCTGAAAGTCTATCTTGCTCATATCGTTGTTATAGATTATTATTATATAAACAGTAAAAATTATCCTCATAAGGCGCACTATTACCATTGCGTACAATTAGTAACTTTACAACGGAATTGGCTTTTATTGTAATTTTTGAAGCCCCAATAAGTGCGATTCCTCCGGATGCAATATCTATATCTGCATTGTTAGATTTATGGCCTACAAGCGTGAGTACAAAGGCGTAATCGTATGTACTACTTCCGAACATCCAATACAGAAGATCGTTTTTTATATCCAAAAATACTGTCCTATTGGAGCCACTTGTGTTTTTGAGAAGTTGCAAAGGTCCGTCCATCAAATCTATGCTGTATATCTGGACTAAAGGAAGTTCCGCTGATACATCTTTGATTTTGCCTGCTTGAAGAACGCCACCCTCATTAACTACGATGCTACCAGACGATAATATAGAAACACATGGTGAGGATGCGACTTTAGATTCTATCCTAAAAGCAGGGCGGAACAAAGATGCGATGTCTTTTCCTTGTTGCATATTTTTGTTCAAGTACATAAATGTTGCTGCATCATCATCGTTTGGGTCAGCGTTAACTCCTAAAAACAACTGATGGAAAGTCCATTTAGCAGTGTTCTCATCATACAAGTAGTTTTGCAATCTTATTTGACTTGCACTGATCAATGTCTTTTGTTCTTCGGTTGTCCAATCATCAATGTTACCATAGTGTAGATTGTCTGATGATATTACCAAATTTCCAATATTTCCATTCGATGCGTTTATTTCACCCGTAAACTTTCCGTTCTTCGCCTCGATGCTGCCATCTTCCAATATTTTGAAGTTGCCGTTGGCCGTGACGATTCCCTCCAATTGTATGTTGGCGGCCTTTATCTTCACACCGTCCTGACCCGCTCCGACAAATGATTTCAGATTACCGTCCCCGTCGATGGCGTACAGACCCGACACCTTGGAAGTGGTGATAAGCCCTGTCTCCTCCAGCATGTTCTCGTCCTTGTCGAACACGGCAGCGGAGATTTTCACAAGACGCTCGCTCTGCTCGAACAACGTGCGGTAGCGGTGCGTCAGCGCCTCGTACTTGTCGGTGCTGAGCACCAGCATATACATGTAGATGTCACCGTCAAACTCCAGACGGAAGTCGCCCGTTCCGTTCCACAGGCCGTTTCCAGTATATTGCACATAGCCTTCGGTCTCCGCAATCTCCTCGCTTATCTCCATGCTGTTGAAGTTGGCGAAGCCTGTCTTGTCCACATTCTCGAAGCGGACCTTCAGCGTGCCGACCTTGGCGCAGCGATAAAAGAAACTCAGATACACTGGCAAGGCTTCCTTCTTCCCCTCGCCGTTTGTCGGAAAGGTCGGCACAAAGCGTAGATTCTCATGCTTCTGTCGGATATACTTGTTGCGTATCCGCACCACCTTGCGTCCCATGTCTGTCACCACGCTCGCACCGTCACCCTTCTTCGATAGCGCTGCGCCGTTGGCCCATATCCACCTGTTGCCGACAAGGAAGAACACCGTCTCATTCTCCGAGTTCCACTTCTCCAGTCCCGACGCAAACGTCGGGTTGTTCAGATAGCCCTTCTCGCTTAGGAAATCATTCCTCACGCTGTCGATCGCGCTCTGCACCTTGCCCTCCGTTATCTCAAACCGAGTCTTCACGTCCTCGCCAGTCTCCAGTACGAATGTGCCTTTCAGAAAGGCGTTGTCCGCATACAGGCCGTTGCCCTTCGGCTGGCGGTCTGCCGGGAACTTGTCATCCCTGATGCCGTCCAGGCTGCCGAGTCGTGCCCGTAGGCAGTTGTCAAAGGTCTTGCCCCTCACGCCGTCCATCACATCCACCCTCGGCTGTCCGTCCTCGGTGGCGGATATGAGCACTAAGTTCTGCCGGTCGGTGTTCGCCGTGTTGCCCATCAGCACGCACTCGTCGCCCTCCTTCGGTTCCACGCCCTCAAACTCCTCCTTCGCCACCACGATACCGTCCTCCGTAACATCGGCCACTTCTACCCAGTAGCTCCGCATATCCTTGCCCGTGAACGTCTGGCAGCGCATCAGGTCGTGCTGCACAAACATGTTATCCTGCTCAAAGCAGATGAGGTAGTGGTCGTTTTGCTCCTCCACCGCCTTTATCTTGCCGTTGGCCGCACTCACGCATACCTGGCCGCCCACGCTCCGCACTTTCTCGATCAGCAGTTCCATCACTGCCATCGTCTGCCTCACCGTCAGCTTGTCTATCGTCAGGTAGGTGCGCCCGTCCTCGCCTTTCCACAGTTGGAACCCTGCGCCCATCAGTCCGTCCACAAACTGCCCCGCGCTCCGTATGCTGTCCGACGTTACGCTCCCAAAGGCCACGCCGTCCTTTTTCCTCACAGGCTGGTCCAGCCAGTCGTCAAAATGGCGGTAGTCCCACTGGTCGGCATTGTCGGCTTCCTTCGCATGGTCAGCCTCCAGAGCGTGCTTCGCCTCGTCAGCGTCCGTGGCGTGGTCGGCCTCTTTCGCATGGTCGGCTTCCAGCGTGTGGTCACTCTCCTTGGCATGCGTGGCTTCCCTCGCCAGTTCAGCGATGTCCGCCTTGGCTGCGTGCGCCGCCTCTTTCACCGACATGCCTCCGTAGGCTGTGCCCCCGGTCCGCAGTGCCGACGTACTGCCCTCGTTTTTTGGTTTCTTTATTACCTTGATGTCTATCATTGCTCTATCTCCTTAAGTGTCATTTCTGCATGTCCTTCCTCAAGATTGCGACTGATGCCCTGCACGAAGAAGGTTTTATCCATCATGGGATGGCGATAGTGAGCGAACAGATTCACGATGCCACCATCTGTATCCGTCAACTTCTGCGTCATAACCACCCTTGGTGCATGCCATTCTTTGTAGTAGTAGTCCACATACAATTGCTCAGGCTTAGCGGTCACACCCCTCGAATAGTCATATACCGCCAACAGTCCCTCTCCGGTCAACGTGTTCAATGGAGTGCTCATCTTCACACTGTCCGTCACGTCCAACGTCTGGCATTCCGCTGCTGTCAGTGCTGAGTTTATCTTCATTTCGATGTCGTCCTTCACGTTCATAAAGCTCTCCTTTGTGTCGCTCATGTAAACGAGGTCGTTATCACCAGTGTTGTTCACCAGTCCGTTGTCGCTGTATATCTTCACTTCAAACTGCTCCACCATGATGCTGCTTACGTGTGCCAGCAGTGGAATCGTTGTACTGTTCCATTTCGTGTGTCTGAACCACGTCTTGTGCCGTCTCGTCACCACGTCCCACAATGCGTTCACCGGTCCCAGGATCATAAACTTAACCCTACCGCTCACCTTATCTGCCTTTTTGATTGGTATAGCTATGCCCTCCGCATCGATGCCGAGCTCATAGTTCACGTTGTTTTGCAAATCGAACTTGGTACCAACTATCTTGTCACCGATTTTCGGGTCAAAACCTATCGTAAAACACTGCTGGTAGTATTCATCCTCATTGGAACACTCCTCCAGCGTCTTGTACTTCCGCCACTCGAAGTCCGTCACCTGTCCTTCTGTGCCTTTTTCCACAACACACTTATCCCCTATTATCAGCATACATGCCAATACACCCACCTTTGATATATGGTCGCTGCCGTCTCCAATGGCACTATACTTGAACTCATACAACTGAGGGCCGGTATCTGTGAACGGAACAAAGCCGTGCGCCGTTTCCATATCCCATGCCACGGTCTCATTAGGCGCTGCTGCCTTCCACCACTGCTGCGTGTAGTATCGCCCGTCACCATTGTTTCGGCTCGGCACCGTCACGCCTACCCATTTACCAATTCCAGTAAATAGATTTCCCCATTTTCCACCGTCATAGTTGTATATTGCTTTGTAGGTGTCCGTCAATGCCATCACTGGGTTCAGCACCAGTTTTCCGCTCAACACGATGTAGTTCGTCGTGCCCTCGTCCGTAGGCGAAAAGACACCACCAGTCATGCTGCCGTTATACACGGCCCTCGGTATGCCTGCCTTTAGCGAGTTGTCATTCGGATAGGTAGTTGCCTCCTTGTCGTCAGAGTTGCCGTTCACACTCACCACCAGGTAGTTCGTCATTTCCACTTTCGAGGTCGGGGAGTTGTCCTGTCCGTCCGTTTTCTTCTCCACCTTGCCAAGTGCCATGATGGCAGCACCCTGGTTCTTCGCCAACCAGTTCGGCAGTACATGTTGGTTTCGCCCCTCACTACAGTATTCCTCCATCAGGTTACCGCTCCCGCTCTTTGGGAACAGCCACTGACTGTTGTTCATCATCTGCACATACCAGTCCGTCACGCAGCCACTACTATAGGAGGTTTCCTGTCCGTGAGTCATTGCGTCAAAGGCATTTAACGCTCTCGAGCCCTCACCATCACTGCTGTATTCCGTCATGTACTTCTGCTTGTTGCTGAAAGGACTTTTCAGAAGATCGTTGTCAAGCGGGCTCTCAATCACACCCTCCATACTCTCCACCTTGGCAGTCAGCATAATTTTATTGTACACCTCCCCTACGCTTATCGTCGTATCCGTGTCTGTCACCAAACCTGTCACGATGTCCGTTGTCTGCCGGGCCGTCGTCACGCTTGCGCCAGTCAGCAAATCTCGCCAGTATATGCGTTCGTCGCCCTTCACGCTCTCCCAGGAGAACAGATAAAACGTGAACCCATCCTGCACGATGTGGAGGTTCAGGTACTTCAGTATCTCCTCCAACACCTCATCCTGCTGCCATACGTCATCCTCCTCATCACCAAGAAAAAGCAACTCGCTTACCGTCAGCTGCCCGAATATCGCATAGCGGTTACCTGCCAAATCATCCACAGCCTTACTTCCATCGTATAGGTAGCGCATGACATTACCACCCACGATGTCAAGCTCAGCCGTCACACCACCCAATATCTCTTTCAGCATCGCCAAGAATGTGCGTTGTTCAGCCTCCGCCTTTACTACATTATACAGCACACCGAGCGAGCCGACATCACGATATTTAGCATACTGCAATGCCGTCAGCGCATCGATGCAGCTCAACTCTATCTCGTCAAACTCCTCGTTGTAGCCCTGCGAATAGCTCTGCGGTTCGATAAATCCGGCAAAGAGACATTTCCCCTCACGGTAGATGTTCACCACAGCGTCACGGCATGAGGCACAAAAGAAGTCCGGCACGAAGTTCCGCGCCAGAAGGCGTACAGTAGCCTGCTGGCAGAGCAAGTGGTCAAACGTATCGTTCACTTGACTCGTCAGTTCCACTGGATCTTCAGTAAACGACAGTTCCCCATTCTTTTCACCAATGACAGTTTCCTTAGTACGGTCACCACCAGTCAGTATATGCACCTCGATGCGCTCTTCCTTTTGGTTGTAAAAATGTCCGTGCAGATACATGTTCCTTATATTTTGATGTTCGTTCCTTTTCTATTTATTCTCGTCTCGTTGGCAAGCACAGCCACAAGGTCTCTGCCTTTCACCTTCAGCTCGTACACGCCACCACCTCCACCGCCATTATTACCGATAAGCGACTTCAACTTGTTCAGCGGTGCTATCACCTCCGGGTTGCTTTTCGCTCCAGCATACTCGCCCATCAGCGCCAAGGTCGGGCCATACACAATACCGCCATTGGCGAATGGTGTCACGGCAACCGAAGCAACAAGCCCTTGCATCATGGCTATGAATCCAGCTGCGATGCCAGCACCAGCAAACGGAATGTAAGCGTGTGCAGCCATAAACTCTGAAGCTGCAAGTTCGCGGTACGCCATTGCCTCAGCCTTCACTGCCGCCATCGTTGCAACCGATGCCGCCACCTCTTCAGGGGCTGCCGCTACTTTTGCCGTAGCAGCTGTGGTCGCTGCCACTCCACTTGCAGCGGTCACAGTGTTGGAGGCACCAGTTACGGCGGTCAAGGTCTGAATAATTGAGATGATGCCGTTGATGCCCTCATATATCTGAATGGCAGCATCGACAACGCCAGTAATCGTGGACCATGCGTCACGGTTGCCTTGCAGCGCATCGGTGAGCGAGGTGACACCATTGCCCACACCCTTGACCGTGCTCCACGACTTACCTAACGTGACATTGCTTTTGCGGATGCGCTTCTCGTAATCCTCATAACTGCCGATGAGCTTCTGTATGGAGGCTCGCTGCGACTTGTCCATAGGGTTTTTGGTGTCAGCCAACATATCCTGGAGTTCCTTGATGCGTTTCTTTACACCATCAAGCCCAATGGTTTTCAGTTCGAGGGTCAGCGTCTTGCCCTCCATACTGTCGAGCTTCGCCACCTCTTCCTCCATTTCGGGAATGCGCGTGAGCTGCTTCATGGCATCGCGTTTTTTCTCCAGTTCCAACACCGTGCGCTGTATGTCGTCAATCTCCGATGCGCTGGCGTTCTTCTGCTTGGTCTGATAGTAGCTGATGGCATCATCCAGCGAGCGGATGGTGTTCAGTCGGGAGATGTCCTCCGGCTTCTTCAGTTCATCAAGAGTATCGTCCCATTTCTTCTTCAGGTCGTTAAGGGCATTTATCTGCTTCTGTATCTCGATGCGCTCTGTCTCTGTAGCGGTTTTCAACAAGTCTGTATAATACTGCAGCTCTTTTTCAAGCTGGCGGTATGTCTGTATCTTGTCTAAACCGACATCAACATGCGAACTGCGTTCAAACGCCGTTTTAAGGTCATTCAAACGCTGTATTTCAGCATCGATTACTGCAAGTTCTTCTGCAGAGGCATTCTCCCTCAATCCCTGTTGATAGGTGATTTCTGCATCGATGTCCTTCAAGGTATTCAGTTCAGTGGGACGGCTTGCCGCATCCTGCAACTGCGTTATCGCATCCTGCTGCTTTTGCAAGGCTGCGATTTTCTTTGCATAAAGCTCAATGGTCTTGGTATCCGTCCCGTTGGCAGTTTCCAGTTTGTTCTGGTAGTACTGGATGTTGTTGCCAAGTTCCTTGTAACTCGTGGCATTGGCGATAAGCTTCTTTCCGCTGTATTTGTCCTGGTTACCCGATTTACCACTGCCGTTTCCGCTGTCTGTTGAGGGGGCATTCTGTTTCTTATTGTTCTTCAATGCGGTCTGGGCGTTCGCAGTCTTTGCCTTGGTGTTCGCTTGTGTGGCCTTGGTGTTTCTCTCCAAATCTGCCGTCTGCCTTGCTGTGGTCTCGTCCTTGATGCCGAAGAACTTCTTCACCCACTCCCATGCCTTCTTTATCACGGCACTCGCTTTCTCGAATGCCTTGACAAGGAAGTCCCATACGGCAGAGGCTATCTTTTTCACTGCTGCCCATACCGCATCACAGATGTTGCGGAAGGTCTCACAGTTATTGTACGCCGCTATCAATGCACCCACAAGTGCCGCTATAGCCATCACGACAATGCCGATGGGGTTGGCACTGAGTACAAAGTTCAGGGCTATCTGTGCCACTTTCCAAATGTTGGATGCAACAGCCACCACCTTTGCTGCAGCAGCTTGCGCAAGCGTGGCCACCTTCACAGCTTTCAGTCCTGCCACCACAGTCTTGATGCCACCGCTGAGTTGCACCATACTCATGAGGGCGATGCCGCTATTAGCTATCCATTCCACATAAGGTGCGGAAGTACTGGCTATTGAGCCAGCCCAATCCATCATGGCGTGCATTTGGTTAGCGAGCGTCTGACGTAGGCTCTCTCCCGTCGATGCCATATTGTCGAAGGCTGCGTCTATCTCTCCTGCGGAGTCTGCCATCGCTCCAATGTTCTGCGAAAACTTTTCCTTTTGTTCGCCCGTCAGCGAACCAAGCAGTCGCATTGCTTCAGCACTGCCGAACAACTGTCCGTAAATGGTTTGGCTCAACTGTCCGGTCTTTGCCGAATACTCCTGTATGCTTGCATCCAAACCGAGCAGGAAGTTCTCTAAACCACCAGCGGCCTGAATACTGGCAGCATTAAAACCGATGCCCATCTCGTTGGCCGCTTTCGTAGCTTCCGCAGATGGCTTGATGAGTGAGTTGAGCACGGCAGCCAACTGAGTGGATACTTCCGCCGTGTCACCAGTCACACCCGTTGTAGTGGCGAATACTGCCATCAGTTCGTCCATGGAGACACCAAGCTGAGATGCACTACCACTCACACGGGGCAATGCCTGCGCCAACTGCTCAAAGCTGGTCACACCGTTCTTGGCCGTCATCTGTATCTTGTCTTGGATGTTCCCTGCCTGATCCCATTCCAGACCATAGTTCTTGATGAGCGTGGAAGTAACGGTCACCGTCTCTCCCAAGTCCGCAATACCACCAACCGCACTACGGCTTGATTTGTTGAGGAACTCTATCCAGTTATCCTCGGGCACGCCATTGGATATAACCTGGTATAAGCCGTTGGCAAGTTCCTCACGCGCAAGCGGTATGTTCTTGCTCAGTTCCGTTATCTGACCAGTCAGTGCTTCAAACTCGTCCCCACTCTTTCCTGCCATGGTGTTGGCACTGCGCATGGCGGTCTCAAAACTGTCGAAAGGCTCGGCAAGTCCGCCCACCATGTCGCTGAGGTCGCGGATCGAGCGGACGGCTGTATCGAACACGAGGCTCTTGTCTGCCATCTCGCGCAGTCTGTTGCCAGTGGCCACAGCGGTATTCCCCACCTCGGAGAGTATGTCGTCAAGACCGTCGGCTTCCACTGTCAGACGTTTCAGAACACCGCCGTCCTCGCTCTTGATGTTTATTCTAAATTCTACTGCTTTTGCCATTGTCTTTTCTTATTTCAGTCCGTAACGTTTCTTGGCTGCCTCAAAGCGTGCATTGAACTCGTCCTTGCTCACCTCCTCACGCTTTTCTTCCTGCTTTTCATCCCAAGGGAACGGTAGAACATCATGCGCTTGAAGATTGCTTTTTGCATAGGGTTGGATGGCAAAGAGCGCCAACACTCTTGTGCGTTCCCACTCGTTGCGCTCCGCATCGCGCTTGGCTTCCGCCCATCGCTCCCATGCCTTGTAAAACTCAAAAGGGGTACATCGTTCAAAGTCTTCTCTGCTCATCCCGATGCACCCCAATGCCATACCCAACAGTTCCTCGACGCTTACTTCTTTTCCGCCTGGTTGGTCGTTTTTTTTTCTTCACCGCCCATATCCTCGTAGAAGGAGTTCGCTGCGTCGGGCTCCATAAGGTCAGCAAAGCTTTGGAAGTCGTAGTCAAACTCCACCTTGTCTGCATTGCACGCACTTTTCACGCAGCAGTAAACAAACAGTACCAGCTCGGAGATATTGGTTTTCTCCAGCTTGCTCACGTCCTTACCGCTCTCATTCTTGAAGCGCACCATTGCGCCCATGGTAACACGGCAAGGGAACTCCTTGTCGCCAACCTTGATTTTTGTCTTTTTCATACGCGATGTTGTTATTATTCAGTCTGCTGAGTGGTGTCTGTGATACCCGTTCCCACTTTTTCCACCTTGCCGCTGTTCTGAAGCGTGATTGAATACTTGGCATCGTCACCGGCCTGTGCGTCAAGGTCAAGAGATGTAATCAGATACTTGCCTTTATATCCGCCAGTGGCTTTACCAGTGCGCTTGTCTCCTTCACGCAGATTGTACGCTGCCTCCACAGGCTCACCCTTAAGCATTGCGTCCTTCAACTGGTCATACGATGGCACCTCATCCGTGCCGTCAGTAAGCACAACACCATCGGCGGTAATCTGCTCGGAGAAACTCTTGATGTAAGACTCCTTCCACTTGCCACCAGATGCCTCTTTAGTCACACGTTCACCGGTCTCCGCTGATGTGGACACCTTACAACCGGTGGAAAAGCCGAGGGCATTGGTACCCATGGAAAGGATAAGGTCAGTTCCGTCTAAAACACTTTTTGCCATAAATCTTCATTGTTAAAATTGTTATTACCGTGCAGACTATTCCGCCTGCAATAAATACACACCAGTCCACCCACCACAGCCCTCGCTCTTTCGAACGTTCTTCAACCGCCGTTTGAGCACTGTCCTGAAGATGAGCGTTCTTCACGCTCAGGCGCTCGTTCTCCGCCTCATAATACGCACACAGACGCGCCAAACTGTCGCAGCCGCTCTCTATCACCAGGGTAGGAGGCTTGCCGCCCGTGTTCTGCTTCACACTCGCCTTCACGTGCGCACGGCCCGAGCTCGCAGCATAGCTCGCTCCTTCAGGCAGTCGCCACAGACCAGAGTCAAGCGCTATCTCCAGCAATGCCGTGTCCGCCTTCACCGGTGCCGTCCACCACGCCTTCATCACGCTCGTCGCGGCGCTTGCGCTGTCCTTTCGCACTGCGCTTGCCGACACTTTGTTTTCCGACCTCACCGTCTGTCTCGTCGAGCTGCAGCTCGCTGCTGACAGGACAAGCAGCCCTGTGAGGACATAGCTGAATAGCCTCAATCGCACGCGACAGACGGTTGACAGCACGCCGCGTGAGGTTGTTTTCTGCCACCAGCTTCTCAGTGATCTTTGTCGTCTCTTCATATTTCTTCTGAGTTTCCACAAGCAGAGTCGATACGTCTTCGTACATCACCTTGTAGGTGTCATGCACGCTCTTAGCCGTCTCGGCCTCCTTCACCTTGCGGTTCGCAACCCAAGCGATGGCGGCACCTATGCCGCCCGAGGGTATAGCCCACTGCAGGATTTGCATGATTACTGTGTCCGCCATCCTTGTTTTCTCTTTATTCGTTATTTACTCTGTTTTCACACTCTCCTTACTGCCTGATGCCGATGCTCTCCAACCATGCCTTCACGTCAAAACTCGGGCAGGCTTTAGTCACGCCTGGCAGGTCACGGTGACCCACAATCTTGATCTGGGGAAACCTTTCATGAAAGTTCCTCACATAGTCAGTCATAGCCTTCAGCTGTGCCGCCGTGCGCGTGTCCTTGGCCGTCTTGCCGTCCTTTGCCAGACCGCCGGCATACACCACATGGCGGCTCACCGAGTTATAGCCTGCAGCACCGTTCGTCACCTCCCAGGGGTCCACCTCAGCATCCTCGTTGTTCTCCACCAGGCGCTCCACTGTTCCGTCCAGATGGAACAAATCGGTGTAACCCACCTGCTTCCAGCCCCTGCCGCCCTTCTTCACCGGGTCAGTGTGCCAGTGGCGTATCTCTTTAGAGCTTACCTCACGGCCTTCTGGAGTGGCTGTGCAGTGCAGCACCAGATATTTCATCCTTGCCATAGCCTAGCCGATGGGGTCAGAATACTCTGCCAAACCGCGTTCCACAACGTCATGGGCACGATCCAGCTCAAATTCAAGCACCTCACCTGCCTCGTGCACCACGCTCAGGTCTTCCTTGTCGCGAAACTTTGCCACGACCTTCACACTCACTGTCTTTTTCTCTGCCATAATCTTTTTTTATTTTAGTTGTATTTGTTACCTGGGCGGAGGCGGTTCCACGCACTCCGCCGTTCCCAGTTTCTATCCCTCGGGCACGTAATTGAACTTCTTGGTCTTTCTCCAGTCCATCACCACAATCTCCTCGCCGAAGCCAACGTTCGTGTCGGCCTTCATCAGCAGCTTGAAGAAGTACAGCTCCGATGGGTTGCTCAGCTTGTCTATCTGGATCACGTTCTCGTCGTCCTGAAGGTTCACCGCAGCGAAGAAGTTGCCGTCCGCATCGGGCGAGCACAGCGTCGCCATGATGAGCGAGTCTGGCCAGGCGGCCACAGTCTCGATGGCGATGCCCTTGAAGCGCTTGCTGTTCACCTCGCTCTCGTTAGAGTTCTTGTGCTCGCGCTCTGTCAGTTCCTTGTCGTACTGGTCAAAGTCGTCAACGCTCATCAGAATGCGCAGGTTCGGGTTCTCGCGCATCGCCTTGGGGATGGCGTTGCGCACAGCATACAAGCGGTCTATCATCGAGGTGGGGCCCTCAGGGTTCACCACAATTACGTCGCTTGCCTTGGCTGCTTGCGTCAATATGCCGTCCATCAGCTGGTCGTCGGTGCCGCCGCTCACATACTCGCCGTTCACAAACAGGTTGCCAAGCTCAAACTGCACCTGCTTCGACAGCGCCTCCAGAAGGGCGTTCTGGGCCTCGGGAGGAAGTTCCGCAAACACCAGGTTGCCCTTAGGCTGCCACTTTCTCCATATCTGCTCAAAAGCTCGTGGGTTAAACACCGTGAATGCCATGAAGTCGTGGGGCTCCAAGGTCTGCTCGCTGTAATTGAAGTCGCCCTGGGCATCGCTCTTCTGAGGGTCTTCCTTGCGCTTCTGCAGCATCTTGCCCGCCTTTAGGCGTGGCACGCTGATTTTCTTTTCCACACCGGGAATCACCATGATGAGTCCCTTGTCCACAAGCTCGTTGCCAGTGGTCGCAACGGTCAGGATGCGCTCCAGCACCTCGCCGTTGTAGTTCGTGTTCTTTACTACTATTGCCATTTGTTTTCCTTTTTATGGTTTTTCTGTCTCTCTCGTCCTTTACTGGAACTGGCGCTTCATGCGCGCTTCCCTGATTTGCTTCTGGCGCTGCTCCCATGGTCCATCGCTCACGCCGGGCTGCACATGAAGGTCGTTCATCACCTTGCGCTTCGGGGTCAGTGCGGAAAGCACCTTCTTGCCCTCGGCCATGTTTCCCTTCAGAATGTTCTCGAAGGTCGGGCGGCTTTCAGCGTTGATGCGGCCGTCCTGCTCAGCTGCGTCCAACAGTTCCTTGCGCTCAGCCTCTGCGTCTGCCTCGGCTTTGTCCTCAAAGCCCTTCAGCTTCGTCTTCAGCGCTTTGTTCTCGTCCTCCAAGGTCTGTGCCTTGCCGGCAAGGGTCGCATAGTGCTGAGCCCTCGCCACCACTTCTTCATCACTCTTGCAGTCCTTAAACTGCGCCTGTTTCTTCAGTTCTTCTAATGTCATATCGTTCGCTTTTTGTGGCTCGTTCCTGAGCCGGTTGTTGAATGTCGTGTATATCTCCTCTGGAGTGCTGTCCTCAGCCACGGGGTCCGCATCATAAATGCCGTCTATCAGACCCATCTGCAGGGCCTCCTGCGCCGTCAGCCAGTGGTCTGTCCCGTCAAAGTATTGGGCTTTCACTTCTTCTTTGCTCATGCCCATGCGTTGGGCGTACATCTCGCCCAGACTGTCCTCCAGGCTCTCTATCTCCGCGATGCACTTCGCCATCTCTTGCTTGTTGCCGTAGCAGCCACCGCTCACACTGTGAAGCATCAGACGCGCATACCGGCTCATCTCCACCGGCTTGCCGCACAGCGCTATTACGCTCGCCATGCTTGCCGCCACACCGTCCACGTAAAGACGTATGTCGGCATCGCTCTGGCGGATGGCGTTGTAGATGGCTATACCGCTGAACACGTCGCCGCCGTTCGAGTTGATGCGGATGTCTATACGCTCGCTCTCCTCGGCGCAGGTTGCCAGCTCGGCGGCTATCTGCCCGCTCGCCACCTCGTAGCCGATGTCGCCATACATGTAGATGGTGCTCACGCTCGCCGCTTTCTTGATATTGAAATATTTGCTCATTGTCTCCTTCTTTGTCGGGCAGTTTGCCCATGTTGCGGTTGCAAAGTTAATGGCTTTCCAACCTCATTCCATACCCCCTGTTTTATCATGAAACGTTATGGCGGCATCATAACGCCGCAACTTGTCATCATGCTTTTCACTCGCTCGGATTCACTCCTTTTCACGGTAATTTTGCACTGCATTTATTCACATTATAAACAGATTTTTCAATGGCAGATTTAACCAATACACAGAAAAAAGAGTGGGCTCGCACGCTTTATCTCCGAGAAAACCTCACACAGCAGGAGATTGCCGACCGTGTGGGAGTGTCACGCGTCACAGTCTCAAACTGGTGCCGCGGTGGCAAATGGGAGGAACAGAAGGTCGGACTCACGCTCACACGACGTGAGCAGGTACAAAGCCTCTATCGTCAGGTGGCCGAAGTCAACAACGCAATACAGCTCAAACCAGAGGGGCAACGATACCCTGATGCTAAGCAGGCTGACACTATCGTGAAGCTCACATCCGCAATACGAAACATGGAGCAGGAGGTGGGCATCGCCGACCGCATCGCTGTGCTCACTGATGTCATTGAGTGGATGCGACCATCCGACCTCGACAAGGCAAAGGAGCTAACCTCGCTTTTCGACGCTTACATCAAGGACAAACTCTAACAGCGTATGAAACAGACTGACCGTATAGCACTACAAAACTGGGAAAAGTTCAAGGACAACATCGCGCGCGCAACGCCAGTCGATAGCTCCATGTCACAGGCCGAAATACAGAAGCACCGTGCATGGCTTGAAGCACGCCCGCTCGAATGGATAAAGTTCTTTTTCCCGAACTTCGCACAGTATGAGTTCGCATCTTTTCAGAAAAGGGCCATACGACGCATTCTCTCCAATCCAGAGTGGTTCGAGGTAATCTCATGGAGCCGAGAGCTCGCCAAGTCCACTTGTGCCATGTTCTGCATCATGTACCTCACACTCACCGGGCTTAAACGAAATGTCATACTCACATCCAATTCCTTCGACAATGCCGTCCGACTGCTCGACCCGTTCCGGGCCAACCTCGAGGCCAACGGGCGCATCATTGCCTACTACGGAAAGCAGCAGTCGCTCGGCTCATGGACGGAGGACGAGTTCATCACCAAGCAGGGCGTGGCATTCCGTGCACTCGGTGCTGGGCAGTCACCACGTGGCTCCAGAAAGGATGCCGTACGCCCGGATGTATTGATTGTCGATGACTTCGATACCGACCAGGACACGCTCAATCCCGACATCATACAGAAACGATGGGACTGGTGGGAGAAGGCGCTTTACCCAACGCGCTCTGTCTCTGAGCCTACACTGGTGCTCTTCTGCGGCAACATCATCGCCAAGGACTGCTGTGTCGTACGCGCAGGAGCAATGGCCGACCATTGGGACATCGTTAATATCCGCGACAAGGACGGACACTCCACATGGCCCGAGAAAAACTCTGAGGAGCACATCGACCGTGTTCTCGCCAAGATTTCCAAGAAGTCAGCGCAGGGCGAGTACTTCAACAACCCCATCTCAGAGGGCGAGATATTCTCCGAGATGGCTTTCGGAAAGGTGCCGCCGCTCTCCAAGTTCAAGTTCCTCGTGGCTTACGGCGACCCCGCTCCGGGCGAAGGCAAGGGCAAAAAAGGCAAGTCGTTCAAGACGGTCTCACTCCTCGGCAAGCTCTCCGGCAAGCTGTACGTCATAAAGACGTTTTTGGCTCAGGCGCTCAATGCCGAGTTCATCGACTGGTATGTGCAGCTGCTCGCATTTGTCGGAGGGCGTGCTCCGGTCTATTGCTACATGGAGAACAACAAACTTCAGGACCCGTTCTTTCAGCAGGTATTTAAGCCGCTCGTCGCCAAGGTGCGACGCGAGCAGGGCGTACAGCTCTACATTCGAGGAGACGAGGAGAAGAAAACCGACAAGGCAACACGCATCGAGGCCAATCTGGAACCGATGAACCGTGCCGGTAATCTCATACTCAACGAGGCGGAACGCGACAATCCACACATGAAGGAACTCCTCGACCAGTTCACGCTCTTCACCCTCTCCCTACGCTATCCGGCCGACGGTCCTGATGCCGTAGAGGGCGGCAATCGCATCATCGACGAGATTCAGCACAGGGCAGAACCGCCCGTCACACGCTCGCGTGCCGACATACGCACACGCAACAAACGAAGATTATAAATTCTAAACAATGTATATATGAGCCAATTCGTACAACTTTCCGACTACGATGCCTCCATTCACCGAGAGATTCTCGATGCGCTCACCAGAGCCGACGAATCGGTCATCGAGATTTGTGAGGATCGGGCCATCGCCGAAATGAGGTGCTATCTCTCCAAACGATACGACTGCGACCGTATTTTCGCGGCCACTGGTTCCGACCGACTCCAGCTCGTACTCATGATGGTCATAGACATCGCCGTATACCACATCTTCTGTATTCACAACCCGCAGAAGCTTTCGCAGCTGCGCAAGGACCGCTACGACCGGGCAGTCGAGTGGATGAAGGCGGTCGCCGCAGAGGACATCTCCATCGAGGGGGCACCGCTACTGCCCGAGGAGGTGCGTGCAGCACATGCGCCATTCCGCTTGAAAAGCAACCCCAAACGGGTCAATCACTGGTAACTGACAATTAAAAATTCTGATTATGACAAAACGAAAGTATAGCAAAGCCCCAAAGGGCAAAATCACCATTGGCGGAAACATTCCCCAGCAGGGACAGCAGCACCCCAATGTCATTGTGCTCACGCAGCCAAAGCGCTTCGGAATCGACATCGCAGACTTCACTTCGGCTGTCCGGGCGGCTGAGGATGTCGATTTCTCGCGACGATACAAACTCTACGACCTTTACTCTGACATACTCATGGACACACACCTCTCCTGCGTCATCGAGAAGCGACGCAATGCCGTACTATGTGCCGACATCGAGTTCTGGAGAGACGGCAAGCCCGACGAGGCGGTCAACGAGCAGATTAAGTCACCATGGTTCTCACGACTCGTCACCGACATTATAGATGCAAAGATGTGGGGCTTTTCCCTCTGCCAGTTCTATCGCCAGGGCGAATGGGTCGATTACGACCTCATCCCAAGAAAGCACGCCGACCCTGTGCGCCGACTCATACTGCGACACCAGACCGACATCACCGGCACCTCATGGGACGAATACCCCGACCTGCTTTTCATCGGATCGCCATCTGACCTCGGACTCCTCGCCAAGGCTGCACCATGGGTCATATACAAGCGCAACACCACGGGCGACTGGTCACAGTTCTCCGAGGTCTTTGGCATGCCCATTCAGGAGTACACTTACGAGACCGATGACGAAGACTCACGACAGCGAGCCATCGACGATGCATACAATGCCGGCTCGCTCGCAGTTTTCGTGCATGGCAAGGACACCACGCTAAACCTCGTTGAGGCGGGCAACAAGACGGGGTCGGCAGATGTCTACGAGAGATTCTGTGAGCGCTGCAACAACGAGATTTCAAAGCTCATACTCGGAAACACGCTCACCACCGAGTCCTCAGAAAACGGAACGCAGGCGCTCGGCACCGTACACAAGAAGGTGGAGGACCGAGTGGCGCAGGCCGACAGACGATACATCCTCGATGTGCTCAATTACGACATGACGGACATATTCCAGCGCATGGGCATCAATACCTTTGGCGGAAAGTTCTGTTTCCCCGAGCAGAAGGACATCGACCCTTCCACAAAGATGAACATACTCACGCAGCTGCGAGCCAACTTCCAGCTACCGGTTTCCGACGACTATCTCTACGAGGAGTTCGGTGTCGAAAAACCTGCCGATTACGACAAGCTGAAAGCCGAACAGCAACAAAAAAAGGAGGCGCTTGCCTCCATTGCCAATCAGCAGCTCCCTGCCGATGATGATGACGAACCCGAAAACAGCGATGACAAAAAGAACTCCGAACCGTCGCCCAAACAAAAAAAGTCTTTCAAAAACTGGCTGCGCTCTTTTTTCGCAAAAGCCCCGCAACCGGGCGGGGCGGATTTAGAGTGGTAGTCAACAATCTCTACCAGGCGAAGACTGACGATGTGGCTGCGTCCATGGAGTTCTCCGACGACTTCATCGCGCAGGTTCTCCGCGACATCTACCGTCGGGGCAAGGCGCAGTCTCCCACCGACCTCTCGCCCGAACTGTTCCGCGCCATCCTCCGTCGGTTCAACGAGGCCACGGCCGAGGGCATCGGTGCTTCTGCCGCACACGACCCAGATGAGGATTTCCGCCAGGCACTCCAACACTCCAACGAGGTGTTCTCGGCCTTCAAGGTGCATCGCATGCAGTTGGATATGCTCAAACTGCTCGCCGATTCAAATGGTGATTTAAGGCCGTTCAACCAGTGGGTAAACGATGTCCTGCCCATCGCCTCGCACCAGTGTGGGGCATGGCTCCGTACCGAGTACGACACGGCGGTTCTCCGTGCCCACCAGGCGGCCGACTGGCAGCAGTTCGTCCGTGAGGCGGATGTGCTCCCCAACCTCAAATGGATGCCATCCACATCGCCCAATCCTGGTGCCGACCATCAGCTCTTTTGGAACACGGTCCGACCCATCAACGACCCGTTCTGGAATGAGCACCGACCGGGCGATCGATGGAACTGCAAATGCTCGCTGACATCCACCGACGAGCCGTGTACCGCTGCGCCCATGGGCGACAAGCACAGCACACCGCAGCCGGGGCTCGACACCAATCCTGGCACCGACAAGGCCACGTTCTCGCAGTCGCATCCCTACTTCCCCAAGTCATGCAGTTCATGCGGCTTCTATAAACCGGGCTTCAGGGACAAGCTGAGCAGTATCTTCACCAATCGTGCGAAGGACTGCTACAACTGCCCATATATCAATGGCTGCATCTCACGCATGTCGTCAGACGGTTTTAAGTTGGAGCATAAATTCAAAAATGGTGGCAAGTTGTATGTGCATCCCGACATCGACAAGGACAAAGCTGACTACAAGGAAATGAAACGCATCTGCCTACAGCTCGCAAAAATGGGACACAAGGTGCGTATGACTCCGCGTTTGCACTGCAAGTCCGAGGAATACAAACAAATTTATGGTTCGCTCATCGGTACAAAATATGAGAACAAATGCCCCGACTTCTCCGTCGATGGCACATTCTACGAGTATGAGGGCTTTGTCAAGCCGTGGAGTAAGAAGAAGGTCGGTCGTATGCTCTCGCATGGAATGGAGCAATCCGACCATATAGTTATAAACAATACAAAGGGATGTGCTGACAGATTTATTCGCAAACAAATCATTGCACGACAAAGGCAATCACCAAATGCAATAAAAGAAGTGTGGATATACGAAAACGGTGAAGTCAGACCGTTCCTCGTTGATGGCGACTTTATAAAATGACAACAGGGGAGTCCTTTCGGATTCCCCTGCGAGGCGCCATGCCGTAGCATACGCAACTTCTTTCGAAGCTTGCCGCAAAGATAACAATAATAATTTAATAAACAAGCGTTATGAACAAATTTTTCTCTTTTTTCGCAGCGTCCAACCGATACAAGCATCTCATCGGGGGCTTCATCGTCGCCGCACCTGCCGGTTCTTTCTATACTGCCATATATGCCGCAGCCGTCGCCGCATCGTGTCTCGAACTCAAAGACCGTCTCTACGGCAACCTCTGGGACTGGCTCGACTGGCTCTGCACTCTCCTCGGTGGCAGCATCGCAGCACTCATGTTTTACCTCTTATTCTGACACGTTATGAACGACAAAGATTTTATCCGACAGCTCGAAGAGCACCAGCGTGAGCTGAGCCAACTCATTCACCGCCGCCTCCCGGTTCTCATCGGGCGTATGGCTAAGGACCATTTCCAGAATAACTTCCGTTTGCAGGGCTTCCTCAACAATGGGCTCACGCGGTGGCCTGAAACGCGACGACAGCAGTCGGGTGGTAAAAGTGCCGCTTCGCAATACGGACCGCTGCTTTCCGGCCGCAACCATCTCTTTGCGTCTATCAAATACTCACCAGCAGATGCCAGCGTCATCATCGCCAACGACCTCCTCTATGCGCCGCTTCACAACTGGGGAGGCTCCACGCATCCTGCCGTCACCGACAAGATGCGACGCTTCGCGTGGGCGATGTTCTACAAGGAGGCGGGCATCAAACGGGCCAAATCGGGCAAAACAAAGAAAAAGAAAATGGCGGCTGCTGCCGAAAATCCGAGAGCAAGCCGATGGAAGGCGCTTGCACTCACCAAAAAGACAAAACTCAATATCCGCATACCGCAGCGACAGTTCATCGGAGACAGCCGTGAACTATCGGATAAGGTGCAACAGAAAATTACAACCGAAATTCATAACATCTTAAACGCGTAAATCACTATGGACGAACTTTTTTCACTTTTCATTCAGCGCATCTCTGAACGGATGCCTGAACTCACTCTCGTCGATGAGGACTACGGACAACTCGAAGCTGGAGTCGAAGAGGAAACTTATCCCGTCACGTTCCCTTGTGTCCTCATCGGCAATCTCGAAGCCGATTGGGAAAATCTTACAGGGGGTGGGCAGCGGGGCACGGTATTTTTCTCCGTCCGTCTCGCGGTCGATTGCTACGACGATACGCACTACGGATCGGGCACGGAGTCAAAGGTCGCCGAGCGTTTGCAAATGGCAAACCGTGTCTATGCTGCTCTCCAGGGATTCCGGCCGAACAATTCTATGACGGCGCTCGTGCGCACCAAGTCGCGTTTCTATTCGCTCCCAGCTGGCGTCAAGGCCTATGAGTACACGTTCTCGTTCCGTATCCACGACGACTCGGCGCGGGAGCTACAGCGTGGGGAATAGTTCCAGCTGCTTCGCCGTCAGTCTCGGCACCTTCACCTTCGGCAGGGGCTTCACGTCCACCGCGCCACCCTCCCTGCACTTGCGTCTGATGATGCTCATGATGCGCTCTTCCGAAATAAAGAACTCGCGTTCTGAAAGAAGCTTCAGGGCATCATCAAAACGTAGGCGCTGCACCTCCGTCCAGTAATAGTAACGGCGGTACAGAGCCTCGTCCCTCAGCTTTATCAGCTCTTTATTCCTTCCTTTTTTCATAGTTTGCAAAAATAAACTTTTTCCCTTAAACCGCAATCAAAAAGCCACCTAAATCACTCATATTTAGGTGGCTTTCTTCAATTCATGCCCTCCCGTTACGCAGAAAGGCTAAAAAAGGCTTGGCGAGGCTTATGCCACACGGCTCACAACCTGCAGAAGCTCGGCTCTATGCGGCTCCACACACCGTTCTCCGGATTGCGCTTAGAGAAGTAGTAGTTCGTAGCCGTTGCCTGCACCACATTGGCTTCCTTGAACAGACGCATGATTTCTGCATACTCCTCGTCAAAGCGGTCCTCCAGCTCATAAAGCTTGGAGATGCTCTTGTAGTCCAGGTCGCCCGTCTTGTTGCGTTCCAGAAGCGTCATCGCCATCTGGTACATCGGGTCCTCCACACCCTTCTCGCTCGCCTCCATGTAGCGTTTCAGGTAGTCCACAAGGCGCTCGGCCGCAAGGTCTGCACGCTCGTCAAAGCCCTTCACCTTGTTAAACTTCACCTCAAGTTTGAAGTCACCGTCAGTGATCGTGTAGCTCTGCTGGCTCTCGTTCTTCACAGCGCCATACTCGCGCATGAGTTTCGTGAAAGCTGTCACCTCGTCGTCAAGCCATTTCTTGAAGCCCGAAACCTCACTCTCCAAGTTCTCCACTCTGCCAAGAACGTCATGCATAAACTGCCCACGCAGCGCCTCGTAGCTCTCGCGCTTCGCCATGCGGTCGTTCTTTACCTCAGTCTGCAGCCGTGCTAACAGTTCGGCACGTTGCTCCTTTGTCATACCCTTCAAGGGGTCCACTGTCTCGTTCTTTGTTTCCATTGTCTTTTCTTTTTATGGGTTCATTACTCGTTTTCTTTCTTCTTGCGGTTCATGGCACGCAGTTTCGTGTTCAGGGTTGCCAGTTCCTCGCTGTCCAGGAAGCGGAATGCCTTGCCCGCTATCCGTTTGTCCTCGCAGAAGCGGTCCACGGCTTGCCAGTCTGCCGTGTTCACGCCCCACAGCTGCATCTGGTGCAGCACGCCGCTACGCGCCTTGCGCTTCGCCTTCAGCAGAGCGGCACGCCGTTCGTCGTAGCCCGCCACACGCTCCATTTCATTGCACATAAGCTCATACTCCTTGTCGGTCATCTGCCGCAAGTGCTCGGTTCTCTCGTTGGTAAACTGCCGCACAAGGGTCTCCTTGTCCGCACCTGGCAGAAGCTTCAGCAGCTTGTAGAACTTCCCGTAGTTATCGACGTGGTTCATGCTCAGCCTCCTTTTCTTTCCATTTCAGCCACGCCTCCCTCGCCACGGCAAGTGTCGTCGGCACGTCCCAGGTCAGCCCGTCGGCTGGCAGTATAGGCACGTTGTTGAAACACACGTACACCTCACCGCTGAACTCGCGAGCCTGAACTATTGCTTCGCTCTCTCTAACCAAGGCTGCTGCTTTCTTCGCAGCCTTTTTCTCGTTGCGGGCCTTGCGCTCTGCGTTCAGCCACGCTTTCAACTCGTCTAAAACTTTCATTGCGTCAATATTTATGGGTTCTTTGTTTGTCATTTTCTCGTTTGTTGGGTTTCCACTTGATGGTCACTTCGGCGTCCATCTTGCCGCTGCCCTCACACACAGGGCAGATTTTCCATTCGCTGTCATTCGGGCTGCTCCGGTCGCCTAAAAAACCGCCCTGACCATGACAGTATTCGCAAGTATATCCTCGGCTCTCGATCCGTTCTTCCTTGCTGCCATACACTGGGGGCGTCAGCCATATCATTCGGTGCTTACTGCTCATCGTTCACCACCTCCTCTCCTAAATATTCCACCATAAGGGCGGTGTGGCCTTCTTCCTGCAAACGGCGGCTCACCTCTTCCAAAATCATGTACTGGTCGTCACCGCCGTAGCACTTCACGGCTTCCTTTGCCGCCTTCACTATTTGCTCTATCGTATCGTCCATCATGCTTATAGTTTTTTGTCGCTTGGTCGCTTATACGTTACTTTCTCATAAGTGTGCCACTGGATAATCCGTGCCGCAAACATCAGGTCGGTAGTTTCCAGCACCACACACCATTTGTTCTTCTGGCTGCGGTGTACCATTAGGTCACATTGCCAGTTACCCTCCAGCCATTCGTCCATCACGCTCTCCGCCTGGCTCTTCTTCAGCAGGATGTATATCGTGTCCCCCTGCCGGTAGTCGTTCATATCTTTGCTCATTGCTTCTTGTCGTTGTTGGTCCAGTATTCTTCGGCTCGCTCCGCCCAGATGGTGTAGTAGCCCTTGTCCCCAAAATATCGCCCCTTCGATATGGCTCTATATCCCTCCACCCATATCTTCAGCGAGGCGTCAAACATCACGCTCACCGCTGTACGCCCCTTCGGGCGTGTGCCCTCGGCTTGGCTGATGATGACGAGCAGCTTGTTGGGATGCCGTGCCTTGAAAGTCAGATAGTCCTCAAAGCTCATGCCCGTATACTGGTAGGAGTCTATCACCACCGTGTCGGGGCTTTTCCTTTTAGACAGCCGCTTGTCAAGGTCCTCCATGCTCTCGGCATCCAGCAGCACCATTCGGCGTGCCACATCCTGCATCCCGGCTCGTATAAAGGCGTTCTTCATCGTCAGGCTTGAACCTTCCTCCAGACTGTCATAAGCCACTCGCCCGAATCGGCATAGTTCCTTGCACAGCTTCAGCACGAAACTCGTCTTGCCGCTTCCGCTTCGACCCCACACGAACCACACACCGTTCCGCTCAGGCTCGCCGAACGCCTCGCGCCACTCGTCGCTCAGCTTGTAGGTCTGCTTCTTCATCGCAAGCAGCTCGCTCACGCTTATCGCTCTTTTCATATCGTTTGAATGTTATTTGAACACCGTTCAAGCGTCCATCTGCTTCACTCTGTGTACACCTTTCTTCACCCTCCTCAGGTCGAAGTCATACTGCTCGGCGTCCTTCACCACCTCAGCTATCTTCTTGCGGTCGGTCAGTCCGTTCGCCACGCAGATCGCATAAACGTCGTTCGGACTTGTCTGCTCCAGCTCGAAGAACTTGCGTCCTATCCTGGAGTGTATCTCGTTATAGCCTTTCTTGTCATAACGCAGTCCCATCTTCATCCTGCGCTTGATATAAGAGGTCGAGAAAAACACGATGCCGCATTTGTCCTCAAGCCTGTTATACAGGTCTATGAAGTAGTGGAACACCCTTTCCGTCAGCTTGTCCGCTTCATCGAACAGCAGCACCGGGTTCTCCGTCTGTATCAGCGCGCCGATGATTGCGTCAAGCATGTCTCTTATCGTCATGCCGTCAGTCCTCAAGCCTATCTTCTTCGCAATGTCGCGGATAAAGTCGCTGCGCTTCATGTCTTCCGAGCACAGAACGTAGTAGGCGCCGCTGTGCTCACGCTCGTAAAGCCGCGCCGCCGTGGTCTTGCCGCATCCGGCTTCGCCCACCACCCAGGTCACGTTCTTCCATTCCTGGGCATCAGTCATCGCATAGGCCATCTCCTTTGCTGCCGTGGTCTCCACCATCTGCCAGGCACCAGGGATGGCTGTTCCCACCTGCGAGGCTATCTTTCGCCACATGTCGTCGCTGATGTTCTCCCACTTGCCGCTCAGCACCGAGCTTACCGTTCCCGCACTCGTACCGTCCAGACTGGCTGCAGCCTTGTTTTGGCTCGGATATTTCATCACATAGAGGCGCAGGGCCTCGCGTATCTGTTCTTTCTGTTTCTCGTTCATATCGTTTGTTTTTATTGATTCTACAGTTTTGATGCAATCTTCTTCTCCATCGGAAGCGGTATTCTCGGCGTGTCGCCATCATCACCGCCCTCCATCACGTCCAGCCAGTCGTCAAGGCTCAGCGATTTCGTGTGTCTTCCGAGCTGGTACTGCTCAGGCGGCTGCGAGTAACGCTCCATGCGGTGGTCTATCTGTCGCTGCACGGCTGCCGTCGTGCCCTTTAGCTTCGGCGAGTGCAGACCCTGCTGCTCTGCGTCCGTGCCATGCTCGGCGGCTATCGTCCGGCCGGCCACCGTCCGCTCTATGCGGTCCTGAAGGTTGGCTTCCTGCTCCTGACGGATAAACTTCGCATCGTCCGTCCCCTGCTGGTCTTGCAGGGCGCGGTGTATCAGTATGTAGGGTTCTGCCGTCCGCTCAAAGCGCAGCGAGCCGTCTGTGCCTTTTGTATAGAGTCTGATGCTCGCAAAGTCGTAAGGGTCGTAAGCCACGATGAAACGCTCGTAGGTGTGTTTCCTTCGCCACTCGTGGTCGGGTACGCCGGGCGAAGAGCACACTTCGTACTGCCGCTTCTCGCCTTTGATCGTCACCTGCAGCCCCTGGTCCGTGAACGTCGCCATGCGTTTCGTAAACACCCAGAACATGTCCACCATGTCGTGCAGCGTCACTTCCTGGGTCTCCTCGTTCACGCTCTTCTCATACATGTCTATCCTACGCTCGCCCGTCGCAGGGTGCACACCCTCGTTCCATTCCTTACGGGCTGCGGCATAGGCGTCTTTCAGCTCCTCCAGAGTGTACAGACTGTCCTTGTTGGCTTCGATAAACTCAACGTTCGGGCGGCTCGACGCCTTCTTCGCCGTCACGTTCTGACCCGTGAAGCGCCAGTCCTTGTGCAGCACCTGAGCCTGAAACCGTCCGAACACGCTCTCTATCGTCTTCGACTCGCCGTTGTAGGGCTGTGTCGGTCTGTGTACGCGGCAAATCTTCCCGATAAAGCCGTCCGAGTCCAGCTTCTTGTGGCCGCCCTGGTTGTCATAAACAATCTCATAAGGCTTATGGCCGCTCTTCTGGATTGCCATGCGGTAGGCGTGGTATTGGGCCTCATAGTCCTCTGTGTCGCTGATGCAGTAGCCCAGAAGCACCTCGCTCATCGCGTCGATCACCTCATACACCTGGGTCGTCCGCACCTTGCCCTGCTCGTCCCTATAGTAAAGGTTCAGCTTCGTGCCGTCACCATACCATAGCGTGTCCCTGCGTGTCGGAAGTGCAGTCTTGTGCTTTCTGCCGTAACGCTGACGGGCTGCCTGCTCGCCATATACGGCGTCATACCATAAAGGCGCCACCGCAGGGCTGTTCAGCCATTTCTTCATACCGCTCAGGCTTCTTATCGGCTTCCAGCCTCTTTCCTCGGCTATCTCGTTTGCCTTCTCAAACAGCTGCGCGTCGGTGTATACCGGCACCTTGCTACGCTTCAAAGCCACAATCAGTTTCAGAAAGTCACCGGTTATCTTCAGTGCCGAAGAGTTGCCCAGCTTGCCGCTCACCACGCTCTGGTAGCCATCGGCCTTCCAAGCCTTCAGTCGCGTCTTCAGTCGCGCCAATGTGCCCGGGAGCGTGTGGCCGTAGCTCTCGCGCATACGTTCCGAACTGTCAAGTATCAAGTCCCACGCACCCGACATCGGAGCGTTCAAGCTGCTGCGGATGGCCTGGCGTCTTGCCGCCATCTTCTCCAGCTCGCCAAGCACCGAGGCGTTGATGGTATATTCCTCTATCATCTTCTCCGTCAGGTGGCGCTCCTGCCCGTCCTTGTCCATATAGGTGTAGGCTTCGTAATACTCACGCGCCTTCGCATCTATCTTTATGCTTGCCTTCGTCATAGCCTCTCGCATCTTTTCTTCTGGGTCGCCGTATGTCGCCACAAACCGCCGTCTGTACTTCTCCGGAATACTGCTCCACACATACAGTGCCTGAGTCCCCTCGCCGCCGCCACGACGTGCACACGCTATGTTGCAGCGCTGCACGTTGCATTTCAGCGTGTTCGCCTTCATCACGGGGTCTCTGCCGCCCGTCAGCTCGGCAAACGTCACGCACAATATCTTGTTGTAGTACTCCATTTCCTTTTGTCTTTGTTTTCCTTCTTGCGGTTCTCTCCTTACATAGTGGCGCAGCACATGGCTTCCACCTTCTCCTGCACGGTCTTGATGTCTGTCAGCAGGGCGTGCTCGATGCGTTCCACCACGTCGCCTTTCTCGTCCTTCAACTCCAGTACGCCCGTGTTCTTGTCGCCTTCCCACATCCAGCCGTTCTCGAAGTGCTGGCGCATCATGTTGTCTGCGTCATGCACCACCTCGCTCGCAGGAGCCGTTACCAACTCAAAACCGCCACGCTGAACGGCAAGGCTGCGTATCTTTTTTGCCAGGTCGCTCTGACCCTTCACCGGGTGAAAGTTCAATGCGTAGCTCACCATCTCCTTCGTCACGCCGAAGGCCTTTGCCAAAAACTCCCGCTGGGAGCGGGTTACTGTTATCACTCTTTTCATTGTCCTCTGTTTTTAGTTCGTTATTACTTTTGTTCGTGGAGTGTAGGGGAATCGAACCCCACATGGCTATCCAGCGCATGGCAAACCTGCCACTCCTGCGGTCTTTCCCGCCGTCATCCGAGGCCGCCCCTGCCGACTATCCAGTGCGGCGACTGACTATCCAGTGCAGCCTCTGGGACTTCCGTGTTATCCTTCTTCTTACCCTCGGCTATTACCGTCTGAACTGCACTGAAGAACTGTATCATCTTCTGTTTCGCCTTCAGCTCCAGTCCGTATGCCATGTTGCTCATCTTGCCTGTGCTCTGACGCTCCAAATCACCATACACCAGGTCGTCTGTCAGGTGTTCTATATTGTGGCGCAAAGACTCCTCAAGTGCCGCAAGACCAAGCTCCTTGGCCGTCTCATACACAGGCTCCAGTATCGCCTTTGCGGCCATTGCTTCATACAGATCGTCGGCGTGCCAGCGGAAAAACTCTGCATAGTCATTCACCATGTCCTCTTTCCAACTTTCAATGTCACCCGTCAGATGGTTCAACTTCTTGTGCATTCTGCTCATCGCCGCATTCAATGCAAATTCCTTATCGTTCATATTCTTTAATTGCTAAAATTTGTAATTCTCGGCCTTTTTCACTATCTTTGGCCGCGCGTTTAATCTTAAACACGCTGCAAAGATACAGTATTCTGTATTAACTACCAAATTTTTCGGGCTAAATAATTCAATATTCTGTATTATGGAAGCAAAAAACGACGTCTCCGCCCGTTTTATAGAGGCATACGAGACACTTTTAAGAGATAAAAAAGTAAGCGACAAACGTGATTTTGCCGCAAAGTTAGGTATTAGCGCCTCTATGGTCACAGAAATCTCCAAAGGGCGAAGTAGTGTTGGTACTTCTGCAATACAGAATATTGTATTACAATTCAATGTTGATGCTAAATGGCTGCTCACTGGTGAGGGAGCAATGCTTCAGGAAACAGAAAAGAATAATGCGCCGACTTCTAAACGCACTGTTGAGATAGCCCGCCATGCTCCACACGGCAGCAGCGAGGGCATACCACTCATACCGCTCGATGCAGTCGCCGGTTTCCCTGCCGAAAGTGGCGGTGGTGTACGCCTGGAGGACTGCGAGCGCTATGTCATACCAGAGTTCGAGAACAAAGGGGCAAACTTCCTTATCCGGGTGTCTGGCGACTCCATGGTGCCGCTATATTATAGTGGCGACCTCCTCGCTTGTCGCAAAATAACAGACATCCGCTTCTTCCAATGGGGTACCGTCTATGTCCTCGAAACGAGCCAGGGGGTACTCGTCAAACGCGTGCAGGAAAGCGTAGATCATGCCGACAGCATTCTATGCGTGTCGGAAAACAGCAGTGTTCATCACCCTTTCCTCCTCCCACGCGACGACATACGCAGCCTGAGCATCATCGTCGGACTCGTCCGCCTCGTCTGATACTCACGTCACACGCATCACGCACACGCTCCACACCGCAAAACGTGTCGCGCACGCACATACATAGGTATAATAGGGTAGCAAAGCAGCCAAAACCCCGATAAACAGGGCGTTCCCGACATTCCGCAAAGATTTATAACATGTCAAAACGTGGGATTATCCCCACCCCCTAAACGCCCGAAAATGACATCAATCACAATTTATTCGGAGTTATATAGGGGGTCAATCACTTGTTTTCCATGTTAAAAGTGAATACCCAAATGCACACCCTCTCTGAACATTTCGTTTTTCCATGCACACCCAAACGCACACCCAACTGCACACCCAACCCCGAAAAACGCCCATTTTCACCAATCTCAATAGCCTCCAAAACACAAAAACGGCTTGACCACTGTTCAAATCAGTGTTCAAGCCGTTCAAATGCCGTTATATCAGCGTTTTAGCCGTTTAAATCATCCTTATTTCTTCTCTTTTCCCGTTCTGGGTCCTCTTATCAGCTCTCCCTGCCGGATCATAGCCTTTTTATTGAGTATAACACCTCCGTCAGCCAGTCCGGCGTGTAGCAGCGAGCTTTTCTTTATACCCACCTCATCCTCTGTCAAAACCGTATAAATTGCCGATATTGAGCCGAAGTAGTAGTTCTTCCGCCCATGTATCAAATGCACGTGTATAACCTTTGTCATAACTGTTCCTTTCTGTTTCTCAAAATGTTCGTTTTCGCTTGCAAATATACCAAATAATAACTATTTGGAAGAATTTACAAGCATAAAAGCAAGAAACAAGCAAAATAAAAGGCATGACCGCAGCCACACCCTCTCTCATTCAACCACCACTCAAACAAGCCGTTTAAAGCCCCGTCAGCGTTCATTTCCATGTCCAGACGATAAAACACCCACATGAGCAGCCATACGCGCCCAGAAGCCCACGAAATGCCCCATACAGCCATCAGGACAGCCCAAAACGTAACATTCTCAGCCCCGATGTAAAGCAATACCCTTCAAACACCGTTCAAATCGAGCCCAAACGTAAAGCAAATGTAAAGCGAATGTAACGTTTCGTTTTTCCCTCTCATTTCGCCCATCATCCTCAAACCCTTTGTAAATCAACGCTTTCCCCGATTTCTCTCTCACTCCACTTCTATACGTTTCGTTTTATCCCCCTTACATAGAAATTACTTAAACTATCTAAAGCAGAACTTCTTTTATCATCAAAAGGAGTCTGAGAGTAATCAACTTCTCTTATACTATACTTACATATTTTCTGTTTTATATTTCTATTATTTTTAGACAGGTTCTCAATAATAGAAACTCCCTCATTATTATTTTTACCAACGACTATCATTGGTAATCTTTTTATATCTATTATTTGTGTAGCAGCTGTTGGATTTAAACATTTAGTTGCAAAAGATGTCAAACTACTATTCAAAATAGCTAACAACAAATCACAATTAATTTGTTTTGGAAAAATTGCACAAGACACACTATCATATAGTAAATCTTTAGATAGGTATCTAAAGCTAGCACCTTTAGTTGATATTTTTCCATAAGTAATACCTTCTTTATACAGGATTGAAGGAATACTAAAGCTTTTTTGCTTTTTTATTAATTCAAAATTATTTTTCGTATTAACAACTAACCATTCATTACCATACCATTTATTGAAATCTCCGCCTTTAACATATCGATTCCAATATGGAGCATTTACTTCCCAAAAGTATCGTAATGTAGCATCATTATTGCCTGTTTTCAAACCTTCTAATACTGTTGCAACAACCTCTAAAGAAGACTTATTAAACTTCTCTCTAAACTCATCAGAAATCCAATAGATAAAAGGCCATGACTTGATAGCCTTCAACTTATCTTGTGGAAGGAGATAGACACGATCATTTGGCTGACCATTACAATAGTCAGCATAAGCATCAAACAAAACCTTTTTTCGTTTCATTTCATAAAGGTCGTTCAGTTTGATAAACAAGGAATCTTCCTTTGATTTATTTTTATCCAATATGAAGAAAGCACTATCAACACGAGCGGATGGTGAGAACATACCTAAATACCCCCACTCTACAAACAAAGATATATGGGTCTTTTCTACCATATACTTTCTTGCATCCTCAAAAGTCTTGATATACATAAAAGTAGGAGGATTCACCATTCCCACCTTTCCCAATTCATCCGTCAACTCGCAGCATCTCTTGATAAAGCAAGCATAGAGGTTGATGTTGAACTTCATCGGCTTCTTATAATTAGCCTCAGCAAACTCCTTCAGTTCCGGACCGAAATCGCTGCTGTCAGTATATGGTGGGTTAGCCACGGCGACATCAAACGACGTGGTAAGAATATCCAGGAAAGTCATGGCGTCATTCACCAATGAAAGGCTATAGGCATTGCTGCCCTCTCCACCCCACAGTTGCACCTGCTTGCGAAGCATTTCTATCGCCTGGTTCTTGAAAGAGAAGAAATCATGAATCTGGTAGTCATTAAAAAGATTACGCTCCTGCTTGGGCATCATCGCCTCAATTTTTTCCTTCAATCGGAGCAACGATCCAAACTTATGGGCATTGCAAAGGTCATTCCAGATGTCCTTAATCACCTCTCTCTGCTTTTCATCCCAATGCGCATCGCCCATTTCAAATGTAGCCTCAATCGTCTCATAATCAGGCAAGGAGAAATGAGAAGACACCACATTGCAGAATGTCGGCATCTTGCCACGACGGCCCTTCATCTGCATCGCCTTGATAAACAGGGCTATCTGAGTAATCTGCACGGCTCGCTCGTCCAAATCTACACCATAGAGATTGTGCTCTACGATGAGCTTCGGAATATCACGGCGACTAAAGTCGGCACCATAGTTCTCCATCTGATCTACATACATGTCATAGAACACGGAGAAGGCATAAATGAGGAAGTTACCACTACCGCAGGCTGGGTCGATAAGTTTGATATCGAGCACCCCATTCTCCTTAGGATGGCGCACCTGCTGCTTCGGTGCATTGGCTATCAGATACTTGGTCTTGCCGGTTTCCTCATCAATCATAAAGCGGCTGTCAGGATACATCTCCAGATATTGCTTGCCCAGGGTATTATCCACCAGGAACTTGACCACCCACTGAGGGGTATAGATCTGACTCTGGAGAAAAACCTTATCATATTCTATTTTCTCTCCACTCTCCTTGAGCTGCACCTTTTCTACGGCATTGAAGTTCTCATACATCCAGCCCAGGATATCATCCCCCTTCCAGATATTCTCGCCGCACTGCTCATCCAGTTCGATGCTGTTGAAAGCCGTGATAATCTCGTCGAGTTCATCGGCAGTAGGCAGGATAGCGTAAGGATGGTCTGCCTTAAAGAGCGGAATACCGAAATCATCGAAGAGTTCAGCAAACTTATTTCTCAGGAAGTTTTTCAGTCCCATTCGTTCAGCAGCTCTCTCCTCAGGGTGCTCTTCGAGCCACATCTTGTGCGAATAAGACAGATTGCCATGTTCTGCACGTCGGCGAATCACCTCAGGAAATAGTTCACGGTCTTCCATCACCTTCACAGCCGCCAGTCGGTTGAAGAGTGTAAAGACGCATTCCTTGATAGCCTCCTTTCGAGCCTCAGCATAATTGCCCATCGCAGCTTGGTGGGTAGCGATGATGGTATCGAGCACACGTCGCTTAGGCTGCTGCTCATCCGACAGCGTCTCCACCGGCATTGCCTCCTCCTGTAATCCCAGTCGAGAGAATCTATTGTCAATGGCCTGCAGTATCAGGCCTCTAATTTTCAGAACATGGCCTATCAGTTTCATATCTTTGTCTTATGTTATTAAATTATTCCTCAAAGTTCACCTCATCGTCACTTCCCATCTTGGCTACGAGCAATAGTTGCTGTCTCAGCCAGTTTCGATACTCTGTAACAGAGCATTTGCCATGAGGCATCTTGCTGCGCATCTTATATACCTTTGGCTGTGGGGCAGACTGAGGAGCAGGGATAGGTTGAGTACCTGGTGCTGGTTTAGGCTTTGGAGTAGGAGTAGGATCAGCTGCGTTGATTTCCATCTCCCAAAGAGCCAAATTCTGGGTGTCATTCTGTACCTGTTGCAACTTATACTCCATGTCACGAAGCTGCATGTTGGTGTTGCAACAACGCACCTTCCATCCTCTGCCAAGATCAACCTTGATGGCTGTGAGTCGTTTATAATTACGCTCCAATCCTGCCACCTTATTATATATAGCCGTGTTCCACTCCTTAGGATAGGCATCGCATTTCTGGCGAAGGACGTCTGCCTCGTTGAGTAAATCGACACAAGCCTCAGCCAAACGCTCGGCACTATGCTGCATCAGATGATAATAGAGATCCTTGATTTCCTGGGTGGTCTGTCGCATCATCTGCGCATTGCGAACCAAGTCACTCTCACGAGCCTGACGCCAAAGGTCACGCTTCTGGTTGAAGGCGGTCATGTCACTGCCCGTCTTCTCCAGCTCATCCTTTACTTCGGCGATAAATTCTTTCTCATCCTCAATCTCATCAAACTGGGTATCGATGAAATGCAAGTCTTTCTGCACACGCTCCAAGGCTTTGATATACTCATCGGCTTCGTCAAGGAAGTCGTTCGCCATATTGAGATAGTTGGTATCCGTCACCGTCTTGTTGAAACGGTTGAAGATGGCACGTGCCTTGACCGATGTAGGGAACAAAGCTGCCATATCCTCATCGCTCTCTATCTTGTCATAAACCATTTTTGACAAAGCCTTTGACAAGGTGCGGATGCGATCCACTATCTCGAAATCATTCTTGTTGTAATTAGGCTGATCCTCTGTAGGGAGAATCTTCTTATACTTACAGTCTTCCTTCAGAATGTCAACGATTTCCAGGCGTTCCTTGTAAGAAAGCGATTGCAGTACAGCCTTGAAACTTGCCTTCTCAAAGATGCGAACACTATCGAAGACCTTACAGACACCGTCATCTGTAGCTGAATGAAAATCTTCGCCACCATACTTGACGATAATCTTGTTGCCACGAAGCAAGGCTGCAAGGGTAGTTACTACTACGCCATAGGAATAACCCGTAGGAGGAGCCTGGAGATCACGCTCCAGGTCAACACCCGTCTTGAACGACTTGCAGCGATTCAGAATTTCTGTGACCACAGCCAGGTTGTCACCAATAAACTTGCCTGATGTATCGAAGAATCGGAATTCTTCGGAAGGTCCGAAGAGCTTGGACAGTTTGGCAACAGGCACAGTTAATGCCTGCTTGGCAATGGAATCATCCAACGTAGCTGTTAAACGACGGGTATAGACATTGCCAGCCATTCTACGCTCTACTCCCTCCAGTTCCTTGAGACAGTTTTCCTCAGTCAACTGGTAGGCATTATAGGCATAGACAATGGTTCCTTCCTGATAGGCACGGCGTACCAAGTCCTCCAGCTGTGTCTGCTTGTCGCCACGGGTATCAGTAATGGTACGCTGCACCTTCTTTTCCTCATCGGTAGAATAAGTCTTGGTGTCGATATAGTCTATGCGCAAGAGTTCTGCTGCCAAATCGAGAATCTGCTTGGCGTAGGTATTTGTCGGAATTATCGACATCACGCCTTTCTCGTCTTGAGTATCCTGCTTAATCTGTGCAATCACCTGTTCCCTATCCTCATAGAAAACATCATAGAGCACCACCTTCATGTAGCGCTCTGCCTGGTTGGCAAAATTCTCGCCATTGCTGGTTTCCACACAGAAACTGTACTTCACCCCATCCAGCGTAAAGCCCTGTGCCGCCTTCACCAGGCGCAACTGCTTCATGCGGCTGATGATTTCAGCCTTCTGACGATAGACAGGAATCTCGTACTTGCTCATATCGTCGATAATCTGCTGCTCTATCTGACTGGTGATGCGATACTGGTCGGCAGTCTGAAGAAGCACATTGTTCTCTACCAACAGAGCTACGGCACGCTTCACCTCGTCCAAAATCTCATAATACTGTTCCGGGCGACGGGCATACGAACTGGTGATATTCTCTACTGTGGTGCGGGCATCCGACTTGGCAAGAAAATAAATGACCTGCAAGAGCTGCTTGCCTTTCACGATCTTAAAACTGCCATCAGCCTGGATATGATCTTCAGCCTGCTTGTAACGGATGCCGAGCGACACAGGAACGTTATCCATTGCCTGATTACAGAGTTCCACAGCCGATACATGGGTATAAACCTCCTCTTCTGTCATTGACTCTTTCTTCAAGACATCGAACACCGACATCAGCATACCACGGGTACCAATCTGGCTGGTCACCGTATCGCGAGAACCAAAGAGGAAATACTGCAGCATGGTAAACTGGTGCTCAAAGAAAGGATAATAATCGGCATAAGTTTCGCCATCCTTGGTAGCACTCAGGGCAAGGCCAGCGATGTTGGTCACCGACTGAATCATGCCACTGTTCTTATCGTAATATTTCTCCAGCTCCTGCTTGCCCGCGTCGCTCTTATCGAGCAAGCGCTTGCGAATGATCTTATCAATTTCCTCGGCAGCGATAGGAATACGCGTCTTGAAGCGAGCCTCCACCTTGTTGAGCAAATGATAGTTCAATCCAGCCGCATTGAGCACATCATTGAAAGCTTGCTGGGCGATGCCTACTGTCCATACCCTGTTTCCCAAGGCTGAAAGCGACTCGGAGAGACCCTCCAAGTCGAGCAAGTTGATTTTCTTTTGGGCGATAGACTCGCTCACCTCGTCGATGAAGAAGACGATTTTTTCTTGTGGATGCTTCGTCAAGTAGAGTGATAGGTCTTCTTTCAGCTTGTCAGCATCATACGAGTCAATACGTTTTTCTACCATCGCTCTGGTATCCAAGAAGTTTTCCTCGCCCATGATGACATTCATTGCTTTCTTCAATGCCGACATGGTGGTCATCATGTTCTGTCGTAAGTCTTTCCAGTGCTTGCCATTGTTCTGTTCTTCTACCATACGCAGGAAATCCTCATACTGGTCGTTGAGCAGGAGGTGATATTCCATGAAGCCAACCCAGTTGCTCATCAGTCCCAACGAGAGCAAGAACTGGCTCATCGCCATATAAGCAAAGCCCTGCTTATAGTCTAACTTCGACGTGTCGAACAAAACCACTTTGTATTTCGATTTAGAGAGAGAGTTGATCTGGTTTTTCCTGACTTCGTCACTCAAAAAACACGTATTTTATAACTGATTGACAAACAATATTTTGTATCTTTGCATCACCTAATATTGGGTGACGCGAAAGGTATTTTAACTATGTTTGTCCGAAAGAAAAAACATCGTTCC